ATGTTTGTAGAATTGGTGTACGACAAGCGCAACGTCGATGGGCTGCCCAACGCAGCGGAAATTATCCGCAACGAGTTGGAAAAACGGGTGCATGTGCTGTTTCCGGACGCGGAAGTGCGGGTGAAACCGATGCAGGCCAACGGCCTGAATTCCGACGCCAGCAAAAGCGACCGCGAAAAACTGAACCGCATGTTGGAAGAGATGTTTGAAGAAGCGGATCAGTGGCTGGTCACTGATATTTGACGGGAACATACTGCCTTCGCAGGGGAAAGCCCTCACTCAGCGAGAACCCTGCATTGCCAAACGGGCGGTTAACCGCCCGTCCCTATCAGCCCCGTGATGCGCGGCGTAATGGCTACATCACACGCCGCGCCGGGGAGTTAATCCGATTAAGCCTTGAGTTCGCTTACCGGTTCCGCCTGGGCAGTACCCGGCGGCAGTTCTTCGGTTATTTCGCGTTCCGGCATGGCAAGACGCAGATCGATCCAGCGGCCCTCCGGAATATCCATCGGTTCACCGGCCACGATCGCCGCAGTATCGACGTCAAAGCGGCGTTTGCTGACCTTCAGCGTAATTGCCCCATCGCTGTCGATGGCGGTTTCTACAAAGCACAGACGGTTGCCGTTGACGTCCTGGGGCACTTCGATGGTCCAGCCTTCCTCTGCAAAGCCCAAAGAACCAGTGACCTTGTAGATGCCGACAGAAACACGTTCAGCGGATACCCCCTCGGCTTCACTGTTCACCGCCGCACTACCGGCTAAGGTGAATCCATCCAGATAATCATCAGCCATTTTTTCGGGCGCGCCGGTTAACCTGGCGATCGGAGAAGCTTTTTTAATGAAGCCATTGGCGTCTGTCGTCGTATTTCCAGACGTATAGAACTCATAATCTCGAGAATTGTAATGGAATCGATAACCAAACCGGCCATTACGGCTGAGCATGAAGTCAACTGTTTGTATTGAAGAGCCAGGCGCTCTAAACCATCGATTGCCGATCCCCCAGCCATCTTTATCTAACCATGCGGGTGGGTTAGTCGTACTTGCTATGCTGGTTTTTTCGAATGAGAAAAGCGTGCAAAGCTGTTTCCCTGTTTGCACATTAAATCTGAAATTGTCTCCCAAATTATTTTCGCTAAGCACATCACCACCAATCCCGAATTCGCCTTTCTTAACGGAATTCTCTAATGTCTGCGCCGCGTTATTCTCGCTCATTTTGGCCGCAGCGGCCGAAGATGCAGCTTCGGCGCGCAGGCGATCAACGGTCTGTACGATTTCCGGGGTGATATCATTCTCACCAGGGCGTCGCAGAAAATCATTCAGCGTACCCGGCAATGAGTCAGTGTACACTTCAATCATGCCAATTCGTTCAGGCTGAGCGCCGTACACCAAAATAATGACCTCATAGGCGCCCGGCTCGACATTCAATGAGTATTTACCGCTGTCGTCTGTGATTGACTGTGATTTAGCCAGACTCAGTACCGAGGCTGATGTTTTCAACGCGCGCATGGCGATAGTTACGCCAGAACGAGGATCTCCGTAAGGTCCTTTTAACACACCACTAATTAAGGTCATATTGACTCCATGTTTTTAAAATATAGATAGATGAAGAAACGGAAGTTATTTACTCGGCATCTCAAGCCTAAGGTCTATCCAACGGCCACCAGGTATATCCATTGGCTCACCAGCTATAATTGACGCTGTATTAATATCAAACTTCCTTTTACTGACTTTTAATTTAATCTCACCGTTGTTATTAACCAGTACCTCAACGAAACACAAACGATTACCGTTGCTATCTTGCGGCACTTCAAAATCCCAACCTTCACGCGCAAGCCCGAGCGCACCAGAAATCAAATAGACACCTGTCTCTATTTTCTTTGCGCTAACCCCGGCAGCCTCTTGATTGACAGCAGCAAGCCCTGCCAACTCAAAGCCTTCGAGGTAATTAGCCGCCATATTCTCAGGATCATCAGAAATACGTGCTATCGGCGAAGCCTGTTTAATAAATCCATTTCCATCTACTGTGGTATTTAGTGTGGTTCTAAATTCGCCACGCCAGACCTCTCTATTGACCTGATTGCCACCCTCAATGACCTGTTTCATAGACATTCCGATCCGGCTCGTTTGCCTATTCGCATAAAGTGTCGCTATAAAATCATTTACACCATCATTGGTAGGAATGCTTACTTTTGCCTCATGGCCAGCACCGGCATATCCTCCTGCATGCTCGGGCGAATAAAACCAGCTGAAATTTGAATTATGTTCTTCCCAAGAAAGCGGCTGCGCCCTCACTCCAACGCCTAAACCAAATCCACCAACGGTTAATACCCTACCAGCAACTTTATCGGCCACGTGAGTTTGCAGCGTTGCACCGGCCGCCGTACCGAGCGACGTTTTATCTGCTTTTTGATTTAGCGCGGCGGTAAAACTGTTCCATGCCGGCCCGGTGTAGGTGCTGCCATCAGGCAGCTTAACGGCAATGTTCCCGTTGCCGCTGAATACCTGCTGCCAGTTCTCTTTATCGAGATTGAGGCCGCGCAGCGCCTTGGCCGTCTCGGCCGCCAGTTGGGCGGTGATGGCGTTCATCGCATCGCGCGGGACGGCATGCCATGCGGCGCCGGCCTGCGTCGGGCCGTCATAGGCTTTAATCAGCGTCACCTGCGTAGCACTGTCCACTGTTTTTAGCGGCAGCGTATAGGTGACACCGCCGACGACGCTCACCATCATATCGCCGGGTTTTAGCTTGGTGTTAAACGCCGTACCGCTGCCTTTTACTGTTACGGAGTTGTTTGTTAGGGTAAGAGTGCCTGCTGGCATTGGTATTCTCCTAATTTAAATCAATTAAACCCTCGTCAAGGAAACGAAGATTATTCCAAGCGAAATGCCGTATATTGCGGAGTAGTAAAAATATTCACCAAGAAAGATGTTTTTTGGCCCGCACCCTGATTTAATTCCCCAGAGGCTAAATGCCAAAATATTGACTCCCCTCTTCCAATGGAAATATCTATATAAACGATTGAAACAGAGGGCAACCCAGAACCGGAGCTTATGACCGTCTCAGGCAAATATCCGCCGTCCGTTCTGTTTTGACGTACACCGCCATAACCGTGCGCGCCGTTACTTCCTTCTCTGGTTATCTGAATCTGCCCAAAAACACGGACTGGGATAACATTATTACCGCCAAAGCGTAATATTCTGCTTGCATTGGTATGTACCCCCGTCCAGGTGAGCATGGAACCATCCATAATCGCGCCTTCGATATTAGCGGCAGATAACTTGCCCTCAATAGAACAGTTTTCAAGGATCCGGCAGTTACCGATAACACCGTTTTTAAACTCACCGGTGTTTGCATATATCGTTCCGCGAGCGGTAATGTTATTGAACTCTGCCCCTCCATCTTTATTTATCGCCCAGCCGCGTTGGCCACTTATCCAATTTGATGACTGAATATGCTGCGCGATCTTGGCGCTATCAATGGTGCCATTACGTATAAACGCATCGCTGATAAACACCTGACCATCAACGACGGCAAACGGCGAATATTGTGTGCCGCCGCTTCCACTCATCAACACGAACTGGTTGGCGTTAAACCCGACGCGGGTCGTGACCGGCCTGCCGGCCTCCGCCAATACCGCGATCGACATGCCGGCATTGTAGAAGACGCCGTTCACCCGCACGCCCGCTTTCAACGTATGAATGGCCGTGGCGCCGTCGGCGTCCACCGTGGCGGTCAGCTTGTCTTCCAGTACCGCTGTCACGTCGTCAATCTGCGCCTGCACCTGGGTTTTCATCTCCGCCAGCCCGCGATCGACTTCCGCAACCGTGGTTTTCACCACCAGGATATCGGCGCGCACCGTGCCGTACTGTTCCCACTGGTGCTCCACCGTCGCGTTATTGGCCAGCGCATTCTGCAGGATGCCTTCGATATTGGTATCGATATCGCCGACCAGGCGTTCACCGTCTTTCGAGGTTAGAAGGTCGTCGCCGATGTTCTCCAGATAATCGCCGGCATCGGCGTTCGATTGCCCGTCGATCCAGCCGGTCCAGTCGCCCTGATTGCCGGTGCGATCCTGCAGCCGCGCGCGGAACCAAAACGCCTGGCCCGCCTTCAGCCCGGCCATGCTGTGCGTGTGCAGCGGGTACGGGATATCGGCCAACAACAGCGCGCTTTGGCCTGCTGCGTTATCCGCGTACTGAATCTCGGTCTTCAGCGTATCCTCGGCGCCGGCTGGGAATGCCCAGTCGAGCTGAATCCCCCACAGCAGCGGAGTGGCCTTGAACCCGACCGGCACCGGCGGCTTGCCTTCTTTGCCCTTGAGTATGGTTTCCGGCGCATTGGCCCAAATACTGGAAATCTCGGCAGCGTTAACCGCACGAACCCGGGCCTGATAGCGACCGGCGTATATGCCCGGCACCTCGAAACCCTGCGCCGACGTTCTGGCGGCCGGTATCCAGTTGCCGTTGTCTCTCCGCCATTCCGCCTCATATGCAATGGCATTGTCCGCCGGTTCCCAGGTTATGCGCAGGGTGGTAATTGCGATCCCCTGATTCACCGTTGAGAAACTGCCGATTGCCACATTCTTCGGTGGTGGCTGTACCCCTGGAGGGATGACCGTGATCGGGCGATCCTCAATACGCGCACCGGTATCGATCCGGGCATACTTGCCCGGGTCATGCTCGATAGCCGTAATATCAAAGGATACGCCATCGTCATTTTCAGTCACGCCGGTTACCCGAAACAGCTGTATAGCCAGGTCGGTAGCATCAATCGCCCATACGCATTCCGCGGCCGGCGTCTCAGCGTATGCCGTGGTAACCGTGACGGTACTGCCATTCACAGCTTGAATGGTTCTGGCCTGAGATTTACCCGATGGCAGGTTAACGATCAGCCGTTCACCGACGGCGGCAGACGACTCACGATCAAGGGTAATATTGCGGCCGGAAACGGCGCTGATGCGGCCGCCGAGCGGCCGGCCGGCGAAAGTTTCATCTGCCACCCCGACGATATAGCCCGGCAGTGGAATATTACCGTCCATACCGACGGTAAAATTAATCACCCGATCCTTGTCGTTGGTCAGCAACAGCCATTTCCCGCGGCGGATAGCTTCCGTTTCGCGAGTACAGCCGATCGCCGTAATATCCGCCTGTTTAATGCCATAACGGCGAATAAGTGAGTTTTCAAATACTGGCGCCACAGAATCCTGGTAACCATTCGCAGGATCGGCCCAACTGACCATCGCCGTACTGTAGTGTGCCTTCTCACTCGAGCTGGAGTCCCTGAACTCACCGTCTTTCACATTGGCACGGGTATAGATGTAATCCAGATCGCGGGGCATATCGGCCAATGCGTTCATACTGCTTTTGGCCCAGTAAGTCATGCCGCGGAAAATGTTCGCGAAATCACGCAATACTGTCCAGGCTTCCTCCTGCGACTGAATATAGGCGTCGCAGAGAAAGCGCGGCTCCAGGCCATTACCGCCCCGTCCATCCGGCACCAGCTGATCGCAATATTGCGCAATGGCGTACAGATCGAACTTCGTCATCACCAGATTTTCAGCTTTAATGCGCTCGCCGATGCTGTAACGGTCGTTGACCAGTAGATCGTAAAACACCCATGCCGGATTGTTGCTCCAGGCCCACTTGAATGATCCATCCCAGATGCCGGTATAGGACCGCGCAATAGGATCGTAGGTCGTGGGAACGCGTACGATCCCCATTTTAGGTTCACAGGTTACGGCCGGAATATTCTGGAATTGTCGGGCGTCGAACTGCACGAACAGTAACGCGGTATCCGGGTAACAAAGCTTCACGTCGATCAACTCGGTGATAGATTCGATCATCATTTTATCGGCAATGCGGTTGCTGGTGCTGTCAGGCGTCAGACGGCGGACGCGCACCTGCCACCCGGTGGTTGCCTTCGGCAGATCAATGCGATGACTGCGCTCATATTTGGTGGTGGTCTTACCATCGACAGCGGTATTCAACACTTCCTGGTAGGCACCGCCGTCCGTCGCAACATCTATCGCATAATTAATGCGGTAACCCACCACATCACCGTTATCCAACTGCTGTTGCAGCTGCTGCCAGGAAAAGCGCAGGCGAAACGCAGAAAGCTGAGGATTGGTCAACGAACGGACCCAGGGGCCCTTGCCGGTCAACTCCGCGCCAATGCTGATTTCGTTCTCGACATCGGGCATACCCTGAATGTATTCCTGATCCGGCGTACCTGGCCGAAACTCCCACTTGACGCCTGGGAAGTTGACCGTGCCGTCCTGGCTAATCAGCGGCGTGCCGTCGAGGAAAATATTCGTGCCGTCCAGGCCGCCTTGCCACTCCCCCTCACCCAGCGCCAACAAGATTTTGGCGTAGGAGGTGGATTGCAGGGAGTCCGGCGATTCCGTCGGGGTGGTTACGCTATTGCTCCCCCCTTTATTACCGCTGATAACCATCGTATTTCTCCAGGCATAAAAAAACCCGCACGCGGCGGGTCAATGGCTTATTCAAAACTTACTGTTGATCTTCGGCGTAGATGCCGGCTGAAATAATTGCGCCACCGACCCGGCGTTTGCCGTAACCAATCGGCACCGGGTTACCCTGCGCAATAGTGTTAACCGGCCCGCCAAAGGCATAGCTGGGTTTATTGTCCGGATCTTCTCGGCGGGCTAATCCATTTGGCATGGGGGACAGCATTTGGACGACACCACCAAGCATCATGACTCCACCTATTTGGAAGCCGTACGTTGAATAGGGATTGCCTGGTGCAAAGTAGTAACCAATAGCCGATGCGGCGACAATTACTGCGCCTAAAATAGTCTGGAAGATCCCGGCCTTTTTACTTCCAATAATCATTGGTGCAATTCGGATATCTTCACTGCCAGTAAATTTAATTTCATCCAGATCGATATTTTTTTTCCCATTAAATACAGCAAACGTCAGCCCTCGGTTCTTTGCTGTTTGCAAGAATCGCTCAAAACCAGGAATAGTTACAGACAAAGCCTTAATGGCTTCTCTGGGAGTATCAATTACCAAGCGATGTACGCGACCAAAAGTTGCCCCCAGAACACCATATAAACGTACTGTTCTGTATTCTTGGATGATTTTCGTCATATTATCCTCATAAAAAAAGACCGCATAGCGGCCTTATCATGGATGGGGTTTTATTTTACCGTTGTGGGTTTTATATCAACATTACCATTATTATCAGTAAACACTCTCAGAGTTTTGTCCTCACTAGGCTTAATGGTAAATTCACGTTCTTGCCTTTCTTTCCCCGTAGCGCACAAAGCTTTACCTTCATGGGCGGCCCCCACAACCCATGTACCGCTATTTACATAAAAGGTTACCTTCTCTTTTGGGTCAAGTTGTGCTGCTCTTTCACCGTTTAAAAAGACTGTTGTAAAACAACCACCACCGACAAACCCACTATCTCGAACAACCGTCATTACGGCATCCCCTTTGGTGGGGTTTTGGTATTTAAAAATACGCTCTGGCGGTGCCTTTATAGCCTGGCTTACAGGAACAATTTCCGTAGAGCACCCAGATAAAATAGCCGCGCCCGCAATAGCTAAAATGATTTTCCGCATTTTGACATCCCTTTTTATATGGAACTCAAGATGATAGCAGATTACCCTTATGCCGCAGAGTGATAATCGTTCGCGCCAGCCAGTAACCGCCATAGGGGACGCGCTGGCTAAGGCGGCCGTACATATGGTGGATGATGACGCCTTCGCCCAGGTATACCGCCGCATGGTTAGGCTCATCGGCACGCACCTGCATGATAACCACGTCGCCACTTTGCATCTCGCCCGAAGCCAGCACGAAGCCCGCCTCGGCGTAATGCTTCATGTAGAGATTCTCGCCACGCTCCCACCAGCAATCGGTGCGCTCAAAATTGGGCAAGGTGATATCGCGCTCCTGCGCATACCAATCGCGCACCAGAGCATAACAGTCCCAAAT